GTAGGTCATAGTGAGGATACTATTCCTACTTTTGAACCTCAGGAGGATTACTATGATTTTGCTGATCATCATGCTAGACAAGATGAAATTTTGGATGATGCCAACTATCAAGGACATGCTGACTTTCTAAACACAAAGGAAGAAACATCAGAGTTTTATACCAAAGTAGTTGATAAAGTTACACGTGTTTGTAAATCATTTGATGATAGATCTAACCCAGATTATGTGGGTGTTATTAGATGGACACCAGGAACTTTTATGAAACCTCATTATGATAGTTCTGCAAAAGAAGGTATCTATGACTTATTTGCTGCACTTCTTTATCTAAATGATGATTTTGAAGGTGGTTATACAGGATTCAAAGATTTTGAAGTCAAACCTAAAACTGGTAAATTATTAATTTTCTCTAATTCACAGTATAAACATCATGTGACTAGAGTAGTGGGTAGAGATAGATATGCTCTTTCTTTTTGGTACAACAGTTCTACAGATACTCATCAATCTGATTAAAAATTGGTTCCCAATCAATTTTACGACGAAGAACCACTGCTATATCATCTATCTCTTGATCAGTTAATTCTTTTCCTTGAGAGGATGCTCTTCTTTCAACCATTTCATTTAGGTTGATTCTTAGTATATTGCAATCATATATTGCATATTGATTTAAAGGAGATGCCATTGACAATTATTTTATCATACACTATACTTATAATAGTATTTGTCATAAATATCAAATAATATTTAATTATGTCTGAAAATCATGTAACCTATCGTGGGTCTATGAAAGACACCAACATCATTCAACTTCCTGTTGAATGGAAAGGAAAAGTTGACTTAGAAACTATCTCAGTAAGTTTAACTCCAATACAATCTTATCAAGAACTATTTGTTGAGAAGATAGAGTGGGCTGAAAGAGTAATAGTTAAGTCTGCTTCAGCTTCAAAAATTAATTGTTACTATACTATTAATGCTACATTACTATGAACCCTGAGGACTTCCACGCAAATGAAGATGATGAGTATCTAACTAGAGTTGTTATAGATACTTGTGCTCGTACTTTTTACATGTATTCTAATGAGGGTGGAAAGAGAAAAATAGTATGTGACTCTGTTGATGAATTTATGACAGTCCTTGAATTAGTACGTACAGTTGTTGATAAGGATATAATTGCTTACAGTGATGCTGTGACAAAAAAGTAATTATTCTTGACTATAAATAACTCATAATAGAATTACTGCGCAAAACAGATGCCACTTAGTAGATTAGATAATTTCCTGAAGAATGTTCGTGGTAACATTATCTATGTCAATCCTAATGATTTAGATGCCACTGATGCAGTTGAGAATCAGGGTAATTCACTTGGACGTCCTTTTATAACCATTCAAAGGGCGTTGATAGAAGCAGCTAGGTTTTCATATCAGCAAGGACTAGACAATGATCGTTTTGGGAAGACAACTGTAGTATTATATCCTGGTGAACATGTAGTAGATAACAGACCTGGCTATATTCCAGATGACTCTGTTACACCCATACGTTATATTGAAAGACAAGGTACAACCACACTAGATTTTTCACCTTTCTCTACCACATCAGACTTTGACCTATCATCAACCAACAATATTCTTTATAAGTTGAATAGTGTATTTGGTGGTGTCATAGTCCCTAGAGGTGTGTCTATAGTAGGTTTAGATGTAAGAAAGACAAAGATAAGACCAACATATGTTCCAAATCCATTAAATGATAATATTGAGCGTAGTGCTATCTTCAGAATGACAGGTGGTAGTTACTTCTCAGACTTTAGTATATTTGATGGTGATCCAAATGGACAGGTTTATAGAGATTACACTGCTGCAAAGGTAGTTCCTGACTACTCACACCACAAATTAACTACATTTGAATTTGTAGATGGTGTCAATGCAGTTAATATAAAAGATATATTCAATAACTATTTCACTTCTAGAACTGATCTAGACTTATATTATCAGAAGGTAGGACTTGTTTATGGTCCTGCATCTGGTCGTTCTATTGAACCAGACTTCCCATCCTCAGGTTTAGATATTCAACCTAAGACTGATGAATTTAGAATCATAGGTCCTCTTAGTGGTGAAGTAAATGTCAGCAAGATCATATCTGGTGATGGATCAACATCAACAGATACAATTACTGTTGACATTGCAACTGGTCTTGCAGGTTTAGATGTAGATACTGCATTTAATATTGATGGTGTTCCTGATGGAGCATACAATGGATCATTTACTGTAAGTGAGGTTCTATTTCAAGACACAGCAGGTTTAACCACATCATTCAAGTATAAAGTTCCTGTTGCACCTGTTACTGCAACACCTACAGTCTCTGCAACAAAAGTTGTACTAGACACAAACACTGTAGAATCTGCCTCTCCATTTGTTCAAGATTGTATTCTTAACTCAGTCTTTGGTTTAAATGGTCTTTGTGCTGATGGATCAAAAGTAAGTGGATTCAAATCAGTCATAGTTAAGAATTTTAAAGGTATTGGACTACAGAAAGATAATAATGCTTTTGTAAAATATAATAAAACAACTGGTAGTTATGATGACTCTACCACCATATCCAATATTTCAAATGATGCTGCAGCAAAATACAAGCCATCTTATTACAGTTATCACATAAAAGCATCTAATAAAGGTGTTGTAGATCTTACTTCTATAGATGTAAGTGGATTTGCACAGCAATTCCTAACTGAAACTGGTGGTGAATTTACTATTTCTAACTCTAGTTCTAACTATGGACAGAATGCTTTAGTATCAAAAGGATACAGAGATGACACATTCCTAAGAGATGATGTAGGTCTTTTAACTAATATCATTCCTCCAAAGGAGAATGTAGAGACAGATATCAACTTAGAGTATGGTGCTGTTGATGTATCAAGGACAGTTAGTTCTGCAACTACAAGTAGATTATATCTCTATCAGGAAACAAACTTATCAGCACCTCCTGAGAGTGTGGTTCAAGGTTATAGAATTGGTGCAAAAGTTAGTGATAGATTGAATACCTTAATCACTCAAGAGGGAACTCCTATTGAATACTATGCTAGGATTATCATGCCTAGCACTGAAAATACTACAAATGAGGTAAGTTCTGTTAAGGTTTCTAATGTTGGTAGAAGTTCTGGTATTAACTCTATTACAGACTCAACTCTTACATTTACAGGAAATCATCAACTTCTAAACTCAGAATCAATTAGAATTCTTAGTGATAATGCAAGATTACCTGATGGAATTGATGCTAACAGAATTTATTATGCTATTACAAACAACTTAAATGCAGATCAGATCAAGATTGCAACATCTGCAAATGATGCTGTTGATGGAAAAGCACTTACAATTAATAACTTAGGTGGATCACTGATAGTAGAAAGTAGAGTTAGTGACAAGTTAGTTGGAGAAGTTGGACATCCAGTTCAGTATGATTCAACATCTACTCAGTGGTATGTCACAGTTGGTACTGCTTCTACTGATAATACTCTTTATCCAACTATAAAAGCTTTAGGTGTTGCCAAACTAGGTGATGCAACTCCAAGAACATTCATAAAAAGAAAACCAGATAACAGAACTCTTAGTGATAAAGTATACAAATACAGATATGTAATTCCAGCTGGTAGTGGTATTACATCTGCAAGATCTCCTAGAAAATCATTTGTAATTGCAGAATCAAATGATGTAACAGGATTGACTGATACTGAAGTAGCATTAGAGTTTAGTCCTACCTCAGTCACTATGAACAATGAGACTGAGATGAGAAACTTCAGTTTCATAAGAAGAGCAGACTATCCTGGTTCTGGATCTGCAGATTATACAACAGAACTTCCACATGGTCTTTCAGTTGGTTCAAAGGTTAAGGTAACTAAAGTAACTAGTTCTAACAACGTAACTGGTGCTGGTAATTCAGGATTCAATGGAACATTCACTATTTCAGGTGTATCTAGTGCTTGTCAGTTCACTGTTACTGGTTTTGGTGATATAGATCCAGGTCATTTCACTAATAATACATCATCTAGAACAACAACTCTTCCCACATTCCAGAGAGTAAATACAAAGAATAACTTCTTCATCTATATATGCCTTTCA